CAAATGAAAACTGAGTACAAAAATCAAATATTAAATAAATTTAAAAAGTAAGATTATGACAACAGAGAAAGTTTTTGCAGATGGATTTAGCTTTAAACGTAGAGCTGGAGCGCCAGACTTTGTAGTGGGAAACATCAGTGTAAAAGTTGATGATGCTATAGCATTTTTACAAAAAAACGTAAAAGGCGGCTGGGTAAATTTAGATGTTTTAACCGCTAAAAGCGGAAAGCAGTACATTGAATTAAATCAATGGGAACCTAATGGAGAAACACAAACAAAAAAGCAAGTCAATCCCGTAGCACAGGATGATGATTTGCCATTTTAATTAATTAGGGGAGTTAGCGCTCCCCTTTTATTTTATTATTATGAAAGATTTTACAGCAGCAGATTTATACGACAGCACTCCAGAGGATGATAAAAAATACATGGAGGAAAGAATTACAGTATTATTAGAATACTTGGCAAACAGTAGGAATGAGGTCAAGATGCTTGAGGGTCAGATTAATTATTTAAAAAAGAAACTAAATGAAAATGAAATTAAATACTAAACAGGATTCTAATGAGGAATACCATTCGCATAAATCTATCTCAGCGAGTGGATTAAAAATGATTTACAAGAAATCAGTAAAGCATTATTTGACTGCAAAATTTACAGAATCGCCAGCGATGGCTCTGGGTACTGCTGTACATACTATAATGCTGGAGGGGCAAAAACAATTCGACCAGGATTACTATTTAATGCCTAAATACGATGGGCGTACTAAAGAGGGAAAGCAAATAAAAGCAAAGCACGAAAAGCTGGCTGGGGATCGCAAACATTTAAGGGACTCTGATATGGATATCATATCTGGTATAATGCAGAATCTAAGACAGCACGATCTAGCGCAAAAATATTGCACAGGAACTGTAGAGCTATCGCACTATGGTAAAATGGAGGGAGTACCTATTAGAGTACGCCCAGATGTATTTGGTGACAATTGGATAGGGGATGTAAAAACTTGCCAGGACAACTCGCCACTTGCATTTAGGAGGGACTTGTATAAATACGCCTACCATTTACAGGCGTGCTTTTATTCTGATGTACTAGGCTTTGCTCCAGAAAACTTTCGCTTTGTAGCTGTAGAAACAAACTATCCATATTCTATTGAGGTTTATGCTTTAGATGATGATATGATTTCCCAGGGCAGAGAGGCATATAATAGAGCTTTAAGTGATTGGAGATTTTATCTAGGCACTGGAATAGAGAAAGGTTATACAGCTGCTGGTTATATGGATGATGGCGCTTTAATATTATAGATATGGAATTACAACAAATACAAAGAAAGGTAGAAAATCATTTTGGTTTTTTTATAAATGTAAGATCTAGAAAAAGGCACTTAGTAGATGCCAGAAAAATATACTTTCATTTATGCAGAGAATTTACTAAAAAACCACTTAATGAAATTGGTAGATCTATGGAGAGAGATCACGCTTCAGCTTTGCATAATATTAATGGATGCAAAGATTTAATTAAAACTGATAATGAATTTAAAAGGAATTATATAATTTTGTTTAAGGAGGTAAACCAGTTAAAATCAAATGAGTGGAAAACTCCTAAAGCGATAATACCTAAATTTATACATCCAGGATTCCTAAGATATGCCGACAAAAAATCCATTCGAAAAGTATTTAACAAAAGAGGACCGACTCCAAAACAGCGTTATGAACTATATTAAAATGCAGTACCCTGGAACTTTTGCTATTCATGTACCTAATGAGGGCAAACGCTCACCATTTGAGCGCTACAAGTTTAAATATTTAGGAGGCACTGCTGGAGTTCCAGATGTTTTGGTCTTTAAATCTAAAACGAATTACAGCGGCTTAGCGCTCGAATTAAAAGTAGGATATAATAAACCTACAGAAAACCAGTTTAATTGCTTAGAGAGGCTTAAAAATGCCTCCTGGGATGCGCAGTGGTGTAATTCATTTGATGCTGCAAAAGAAATTATAGATAATTACATGGATTATGAGTGAATATAGAAATGTTTACTGGAATGAAATTGATCAGAGAATGTGGCGTACTGATACAACTGCTGGGGATATGTCGGTATGTTTTGAATATGTAGGTACTATGACTAGTGTAGAGTATGATTTATTAATTGAAATTCTATGGGAGTTATTCGATGATGACAAAATAACGCTGGAGCAGTTCCAGAAAATTTTCGGCGATATTAGATCTTTTTGTGACAGGATAAAAAATTTAGTAGATAATACATAAAGCATGAAACCAAACTATTATGCAATAATACCAGCTGAGGTTAGGTATAATAACGAACTGACCGCTAATGCGAAATTACTTTTTGGAGAGCTAACCGCCCTAAGTAACAAAACAGGCATTTGCTGGGCAACAAATAAATACTTTGCCGAACTCTACCAGGTGGATAAAAAAACTGTTTCCAGGTGGATCCAACAGCTCCAGGACAATGGATTCATAACTACAGTAGTGGAGTATGATAAGGATACTAAATTAGTGATCAAAAGGAGTATTAAAATTACTACTGCATACCCTAGGGACAAAAATGTCCAGGGGGGACAAAAAGATCCCCAGGGTGGGGACAAAAATGTGGAGGTTAATATATATACTAATAATAGTAATAATACAAGTAATAATACCCCCACTTTCAAAAAAGTGTCGGATTTTAAAGAAATTTATTTAAAAGCATACGAGCATATAAAAGAATTATTTCCTCCAGAGATTCACCCAAAGAACACCAAAGAAAAAATAAAATGGTTAAACGTCATTAGATTAGCGGATGAGATAGATAAAGTAAACCCTAGACAGCTGTATTTTATTATACAAGAGGCTAAAAAAGATAGCTGGTGGAGTGCTGTACAATATTCATTCACTACCATGAGAGATAAAAATAATAAATCTGGATTGAGGCGAATTGATCAATTTAAAATTAAATTTGGAAAAGATAATTTAGAGTACCTATAACCAAACAACAAACAAACAAATGAATGATTTTTTAAATATTGGTATTATTCCCAGGGGAAATGCCATAGAGCAAAAGGTAATTTGTCCTAAATGCTCACACACTAGAAAAAACAAAAAAGATCCCTGTCTATCAATTAACTTAGAGAAAGGCGTTTATAACTGTCATAATTGTGGCTATAGTGGTAATGTTAATTTTAAACCAAAAAAAGAATTTGTAAAACCTATAGAGGCTAAAACTGATTTATCAGAACTCACAGAAAAATGGTTTAATAAAAGAGGAATAACAGCAGCTACTCTATCGCATTGGAAAGTAGGGGAATCTGTAGAATACTTTCCTCAGATACAAAAGAAACGCAAAGCCATAAATTTTAATTACTTCAGAGAGGGCAAAATAATAAACTGTAAATATAGAGATGGCGAAAAAAACTTTAAAATGGTTTCTGGTGCTGAGCTTATATTTTATGGCTTAGATTCTATAAAAGAAATGAAAACCATCTACATAGTAGAGGGTGAGATGGATGCTCTGTCGCTACATGAGGCTGGTATTTATTCTGTTTGCTCAGTTCCAAATGGAGCATCTAAAGGAAATCAGCGCCTGGATTATTTAGATAACTGCTGGGAGTATTTTAAGGATAAAACTGAGATAGTTCTCTGCACCGACAATGATCAGCCTGGTTTATCTCTTAGGAATGAACTTGCTAGGAGGTTTGGACAGTATCGCTGTAAATACGTAGAATTTGGCGATTACAAGGATGCTAATGAGGTTTTGACTGAGAAAGGTGCTGAGGTACTTAGAAACATTTTAAACACCTCTAAACACTTTCCGCTGGAGGGAGTAGTAAATGTAAATGATATCTGGAATGATGTTTTAAATTATAACGAAAATGGTATTAAAAATTATAGTGTGGGGCTGGGTGATAGTAATAATTATTTTAAAATTGATTTTGAGGGAAGCTGGACTGTAGTTACAGGAATACCCAACTCTGGAAAATCAGACGTAGTGGATCAGATAGCATGTAACATGGCTCTAGAATATCGCCATAGGACTGCTTTTTTTGCTCCAGAGTCATTTCCCTATGAGGGACATATAAAACGCCTGGCAAATAAGCTAAATGAGCGTTTATGCACTAATGAGGACTTAAATAATACAAAGTCTTTTATAGAGGAGCATTTTTATTTTGTAAAAATAGATTTAGATAATTTAACTCTGGATGGAATATTAGAGGCGTTTAGAGATTTAGTATTTCAAAAGGGCGTTAATTTATTAGTCATAGATCCCTGGAATATGCTGGACCATTCAGCACAGCGTGATCATAGTTATGTGGGGGTTATGCTTTCAAAGATTACACAATTTTGCCAGCAGACAAAGACTCATTTATTCCTAGTAGCACACCCTAGAAAAATGGAGCTAAATCAAAATGGTAATTATAAAATCCCTACTCCCTACGACATCTCTGGATCTAGTGACTTTTTTAATAAGGCTTTTAATTGTGTTACAGTTTACAGATCACTAGGAGAGCTGACTAAATATAAATCAGATGCTGTACAAGTTCATGTACAAAAGGTAAAACGTAAAGAAAATGGATCCCAGGGAATGTTTACTGTAGCTCCAGACTTTAAAAATGGAGGCGTTTATAAGCCAATAGATGAGAAAAAACAAAGATTCACAGTAGTAAAAGATCAAGTACCTTTTTAGAATGACTATAAAAATATCAGAGCGTGATCATCTACTAGCCAAATGGGTAGCTATTAT